ATGTTCTACAAGAATTATTTATTGGAGACCACTTCAGATGATAGAGAATCTAACACAAAAGAAAAACTTTAAGTTTGTTGTTCACAAAGACGACTTCTTAACTGAAAAGAGATGTGATGAATTATTAGAAATGTTTAATACTTCAGAACAACATAAAGCTACGGTAGCAGGAACTTACAAAGGAAATGGTGCTGATGTAGTAAATGAAAGTGTTCGTAAAGTTCAAGAGGTTAGATTTGATACTGATGTGATATTGTCAGACGGATTTAATCTAAACAAAAATATAAATATGGCTTGTGAAATGGCAAATGCATTATTCTTCAACTTTGATATTTCTAACCAACTTTCTAATATTCGTATGTTGAGATATGAAGACACTGGTAAATATGATTGGCATTTGGATATTGGAAATGAAGAGACATCAGTTCGTAAAATTACAGCAATCGTCCAACTATCAGATGAAAATGATTATGAGGGTGGAAACTTTGAGTTCAGCATGACTGATGAAACAGGTGAAAAAACAGCAGTCGGTAGTAGAAAGAAAGGGAGTTTAATATTGTTTCCATCATATTTAGGACACAGAGTGTCACCATTAACGAGTGGAGTAAGAAGTTCAATACTAACCTGGATGTTGGGAAATGCATTTAAATAAAGTATTAGTGTTGGGTTGTAGTCGTAGTGGAACAACTGAATTTTGTAAAACACTACAAGAAATCTCATCTAAAAAATTTATATGGGAACCAGAATTTAATCATTCAGAAAAAATAATAGAATCCTTGGGTGTAAAAACATTTCTTGACAAAATGTATGACAATGAAGATACATTTGGTATAAAGTTTGGTGTATACCCAGAAAAAAAGTTACATAGAACTATAATAGAATACCACGATTTAGTTTTCTTTTTATCAAGAAGAAATGTATTTCAACAAGCACTATCATTGAATCTGGCGAAGAAGACAGAAAAGTGGAGAGCAGTTGACTTTGGTGTAGAAACATTCTCACAAAAAGAAAAAGATGAGTATAATAAAATCAAAGTTAGTAAAATTAATATTGAAGATATAAAGGAAGACATAAAAGGAATAAAAGAAACTTCAATAAAAACTATTGGTTATTTAAAAAACCACAAAAATTCACGAATACTATTTTATGAAGATTTATTTGGATTTTTCTCTGGTGTTAAAATAAACACCGAAGATAATTACAAAAATATCGAGAACTGGCAAGAACTAAAAACTTTTTACGAACAGAATAAAGATTTTTGTCATTTTGACTTGTAGTATTACTATTTATTTATATCTAAAAGGTTATTCACAATGAAAACAAAAACACTATTTGACCACATAAAAGAAATTACAAATTCACAGAACCCAAATTATTGGGAAGATATTTCTGATGCGGATAAAAAATCTTGGTCAAATTATATGGTTCATAGATTTCTATCAATGAAACCAGAGTGGATTGAAGTAGTGAATGAAATACAACAATACTGGGAATTGGAACCAAAATCAGTTTATCAATTCTACACCAATGTGATTCCCAAGAGTAGAACATTTCTCAGATATACAAAGTCTAAGAAAAAGTCAAAGATAGAAAGTTGGGCAATGGATATATTATGTGAGTATTTTGAAGATAGTTCACAGAATATTGAAAAAACACTTGACATTATGGGTAAAGATGTCGTATATTCAATTATATCAAAGTATGGTGTAGATGAAAAACAACTAAAAAAAATATGGAGTAAATAATGATTAAAGACGCACCAACAAAAGTTATTGACGATGTAGGTCAAGAATATGACCCAACAGAAATACCAAAGGCAACCTTAACCAAAGAAGACCAGGAAATGGTAGACACACAAGATGTCGTAAAATATATGGAAAGAACTTATCCTGAAATGACAGGTGAGTTTCTAAAAATACAATCAGAACAATATGAATTGTTTTGTAGAAAACAATATGATTATGGTCCACAAAATATAGCAGTAGGAACTATTTTAAAAACACCAGAGGACATCAAATTGTCGTTGTTAGGATTGTGGTTCAGAATGAACGACAAGATAGAAAGAATGAAAACATTATTATTGAGAAATGGAACAAATTCAGTTGAGGGAGAACCGGTAGTGGATAGTTATAATGACATATCAGTATATGGAATTATGGCACAAGTAGTATCGAGGGGCAAATGGGCAAAATAAGTTATAGTCAATTCAGTATGTGGGACAAGTGTCCTTATACTTGGGAAGTAAATTATGTTAAGAAAGAAAAGACTTTCGTTGGTAATATTTACACTTTGTTCGGTAGTGCTATTCACGAAACTATCCAAGCATATTTAGTATGTTATTACGAACGAACAATCAAAGAAGCAGATGCACTACCACTACACGATATTCTAATCTATCGTATGAAAGAATTATATAAAGACTCCAAAGAAAGATATGGTGATGAGTTTGAGGTGGACCAAAAAGAAATGATTGAGTTCACTAATGACGGATTTGCAATCATTGATGAGTTCTTGAAAAGAAAAGGTAGTCATTTCAAAAAGAAAGATACAGAATTAGTCGGTATCGAGATGAACTTGAATTACAAACTACCAAAAGATATGAGATTTGTTGGGTTTATGGATGTTGTTCTACACGACAAGAAAACCGGTCGTATGAAAGTTATTGATATCAAATCATCTACTATGGGTTGGAACAAGTATATGAAAGCAGATAAGAACAAAACCAATCAGTTATTGTTGTATAAACACTTTATGGCAAAACAATTAGAAATATCAGAAGATAAAATAGATGTTGAATATTTAATACTAAAGAGAAGATTATATGAAAATATGATGTATCCACAGAAAAGAATTCAGGCATTCTCACCTGCGAGTGGAAAACCAAGTGTCAATAAGGTTATGAATAGGTTACAAGAGTTTATAGATGAGTGTTATGATGACAAAGGTAAAATCATCGCACACGACTATGAAAAATGTGAAAAGCACAAGAAGTGCAGAAGTTGTAAGGATTTATAATGACAGAACCAAGTTTAAGATTAAAGGTAACGGACTTTTTAGCAACAGACTTTGAACAAGAAGTATTTCAAGAGTTGATGAAAATAAAGCAATTAGATTATCTAAGTGGTGTTCCATTTCCATTGTACTTTTGGTATGATAGACAGACAGAAATGGTAGACTTAAAAACATTAGAACCATTCATTAAGTATTGGAAAACTGATGGTCAGTTTAATACTAAGATAATTATTATTCCAGAGCTAACTGATGACCAAAATCATTTTATCACTTATGATATCAGACCCAAGGGAGTGAAACCAGTAAATACAGATTATATGGAAAATTATAGATTTTCATATGAATATGACAATCCAAGAGATATTATAAATGGATTAAAGCACTTCGTAAAAACTTATGAGTTCGTTAATAAAGAAGAACTAAATCCAGAAACGACCAGGAAACAGAAACGAAACGACTAATGAAGATAGCAATTATCGGAAGTCGAACCTACACTAATAAAAAAAACATACAGAATTTTATATTTCGATTAAAAATGGAACATCCAGAAGTAGAAATTGTCTCTGGTGGAGCCAAAGACGGAGCAGATAGATACGCAAAGAAGTATGCATTAGAGTTTAAAGTTCCTTATAGTGAATTCCCACCACAACACCAACCACATAATATGTATTGCGTAATGGAAGCTTATAATTACGGAAAACCATATGCGGTGGGTTATTATCACAAACGAAACAAAGATTTAGTTAAATATTCAGATAAAGTGGTAGCATTTTGTAAGGACGGAGAGATTACCAATGGAACAAAATCCGCATTAGAATATTGTGAAAAAATAAATAAAAAATATGTTATTTTAGACTAAACTAACTATTTATATATACATATATACAAATTATGAGTAAAGAAGAAAAATTAACATCAGTAAAAGTCATTGACGAGTTATACAAGAAGTTTAGAGAAAAATCTATTCGTGATGACTTCTCACTACAAAAATTAGTAAATCGTAGTCTGGATTTGTTTGTCCACGATGAAGATTTCGCAAAATCACTACTTGACTATAAAAATTTAGAAGAGAGTGGTTCAAAATATTAACAGAAAGATAAGGTTATATGGAAAAAATACAATTACCTAAATTAAAAAAAGTTTCAGATGTTCCTAAGAGGGACAAGAAAAAGATATTATTATTATCAGATGACTTGAGAATGTCAAGTGGTGTCGGAACAATGTCAAGAGAGATTGTTATGGGAACCATTGATAAATATGATTGGATTCAAGTTGGTGGTGCAATCAAACATCCGGATGGGGGTAAAATAATTGATATGAATGAATCAGCGACACAAGAAACTGGAGTTGAAGACGCTTATTTAAAAATTTATCCAGTTGATGGATATGGTAATCCAGAGTTAGTCAGGCAGTTAATAAAAACAGAAAAGCCAGACGCTATTATGATTTACACAGACCCAAGGTTTTGGATTTGGTTATATGAAATGGAACACGAATTAAGACAAAGCATTCCTATTTTCTATTATAATATTTGGGACGATTTACCTTATCCAATGTGGAACGAACCTTATTATGAAAGTTGTGATTTGATTATGAATATATCTAAACAAACACACAACATAGTTCAAAATGTATGTCAGAATAAACCAAGAACAGATTGGGACTCAACTTATATACCACACGGAATTAACGAGAAACATTTTTATCCAGTTGTTGATGAAACAGAAAGATTGGAGATGAATAAAATGAAGTCAGAACTTTTCCAAGGGAAAAATATTGAATTTTGTATGTTATATAATAATCGTAATATTAGAAGAAAAATGACATCAGACACAATTATGGCTTTCAAAACTTTTGCAGACAAACTACCAAAAGAACAGAGAGATAAGACAGCATTTGTTTTACATACTCAACCAGTTGACCAAAATGGGACAGACTTACCAGCAGTGTGTGAAGAACTATGTCCAGATTTAAATATTATATTCTCTACTAATAAATTAGAAAATAAACATCTGAATTATCTATACAACATAGCAGATGTTACGATTACCTTATCATCCAACGAGGGTTTTGGATTAGGAACTTGTGAAAGTTTAATGTGTGGAACCCCAATTATTGTTAATGTTACGGGTGGATTACAAGACCAATGTGGATTTAGATTGGAAGATAAATTATTAACTTATCAAGATTATGCAGATATTGAATCTTTACACGATTGGAGAAAGTGGGAAAATAATAAAGACTTAACTCACGGAGAGTGGGTAAAACCAGTATGGCCTAAGAGTCGTTCATTACAAGGTTCACCACCAACACCATATATTTTTGATGACAGGTGTGATTGGATAGATGCGACAGACTCTATCCAACACTTTTATGATATGACACCAGAGCAAAGAAAAGAGTGTGGATTTAAGGGACACGAATTCGTAACCAGTGATGACGCAATGATGAGTGCAAGACATATGAGTCAATTATTTATAGACCATATGGAAACTGCATTTGAAAAATGGACACCAAGAGAAAAATATGAGGTAATCAAAGTATGAAACCAATGATATTAGTAACAGCACCAGTCGAAACTCGTAGTGGATATGGAAACCACGCAAGAGATATTTGTAGAGCATTAATTGAATCTGACAAGTATGATGTTAGAATACAAGGAGTTCGTTGGGGAAATACACCACCAAACGCATTAGAAAAAAATAATCCAATTCATAATGAAATACAAAAAAGACTTTTAAGACAACCTTCATTAGAAAAACAACCAGATTTACATTTACACATTGTTATTCCAAATGAATTTCAACCATTAGGTAAAAAGAATATCGGTATGACAGCAGGTATTGAACACTCAGTTCCACCGGCGTCTTGGATAGAGGGTGTAAATCGTATGGATATGACAATCTTCACATCAGAATATTCAAAGAAAAGTTTCGACGAGGTAGAATTCACTAAGTTTGATAATAACACTCAAAAGGCTATCGGTTCATTAAAGGTTGAAAAACCATCTGATGTACTATTTGAGGGTGCCGATACAAATGTTTATAAACAAACAAAAGAAATATCAAATGATTTGAAAAAACAATTTGAGGCGGCTGACGGGTTGATTATTTCTACTCCAGAATACAATGGTTTCTTTCCGGGGTTACTCAAGAATTGTTTCGATTGGTTGTCGCGTCGAACAGGGCCGGAGGATCCCATACTTTCGGCCTTTGACGGAAAAATAGCTGGCCTCATGGCTGCAACCGTTGGCGGCAGTGGTGGTATAAGATCATTGACATCTTTGACGACTCAGTTGCACTACCTCGGTGTTACTGTTCTACCAAGACCGTTTTCCTTGACGCATGCTGGAAAAGCGTTTAACGACAATGGTTCGTTAGGGATTGAGCAACTAACGACTGTCGATGATATGGTTGTGGCATTGTTACGCGCACTGAGAAGATCTGACTAAAATGACTTGGGAATCACTGAATGCCCAAACGATAAGGAGCTGAGGATATGTTTTTGAGGATTTTAATGCTTTCAACCCTGTTGATTCCGATGGCAGTTTCAGCTGAAACCTGGGTTGACGTCGGGGCGGATACAGAGGCTAAATATTACGTGGACACTGATTCCATAGTGGTGGAAGGTGAAAACACCATTGTTACAAAAAAGGGAATTTATACAAATGTCCTCACGGATAAGCTTGAGGGCGATAATGCGGTC